TTGATGTACGCCTAGAAGATGAGTGGTAAGAAAAAGTACTTTCCCAATAATTGGCAAGAGTATGCACAAGCAAGCGATGACAACTTCATTCCTCATACCTACGAAGAGATCATGTCCTGGAAGGTAGCAGGATGGGAGTTACCTGCTTCTGTGTGCTGCATCATTCGCGTCAATGACCTAACAACTAAGAAGGTCACTGAGCACGTGTATCAAAAGCAAGGTGCTGCACAAAAGAAGGTAGACCAACTGCTCAGTACTCCAGACGTTGAGTTCACTGTCGTAGACCACGACTCCATTCACCACCTTTCTCCTGCACTACTTAATGACGACGAAGACTTTTGAACGACGCCTCCAGCAACTCATTGATGAAGTTTGTAATCACCCTTACAAAGAGGAGCTTATCGTGCTAGCGTATGAACAACTCGCTGATGATCAGGAGTTCAGCTGTGAAACTGTGAAACTGTAAAACTGTGAAAACGGCTTTATCTTTGTGTTATTATTGGGCACACTTTGTCCAGGGACATGAAACGAGTCACTGTGGTCTTTCGGACAGATGATCACACAGAACTCAAGATCTATGCAGTGAAGCAGGGACGCACAATGAACGATATCATTGTGCAAGCTGTAAAAACATTGCTACAGAATGCTGTAGATACAGACAACCAAGCGTTAACAGAATAAGCAACTGTTCTCTGCCTCTTTATAAGATCTCACTTCATTCACACTCACAGCTCTAGCTTGGCAACTCTATTCGCAACCAACTTTGTATACCTGGGCATTGATAAGGAATCCTTTTGGGACTACTGGAGCACTTCTGCTGCACATCATGTCCACTTGGGTAGGCTTAGACTAGAATGGGACTGTCGCCCACGGCACAATGGACCCACTAAGACGACAACTCACAGATCCAACAGCCGAGCGACTGCTCAAGGTTGCTGAACTCCTACGGATTCTAGATCGTGAGTTCCCGGCTCAGCTCCTGTCCACGTTGCTATACGTAGCGTCACACGACAACTGCCACAAGCAGGCATTGGAGGAAGATCTCAACTTCACCACTGCTAGTGGCAGCAGGAATACTGACCGGCTATCCAAAGTTCACAGGTTAAACAAACCTGGCTTGAACTTCATATACAAGGAGGATGACCCAACGAACAGGCGAAGACAGCAACTAAAGCTGACACCCAAAGGTGAACAATTCATCAAACAAGTTAAGGAGATTCTTTATGGCGACCAAGCTCCAGGGTTATCTGGACAGGAAACCAGCAAAGGAAACGATCAAGAACTTTGATCAAGCCTTTGAATTTGCTTGTAACAACCACCCGGTTTGGTCTCTCAAACGAGAAGGCAGCACTCAAGCTGAGAATGTACGTCGGCATCATCGACAGCTAAAGGATCACATGGACGGTGAGGCAATCCCTCTTAAGTTCATGAATACCAAGCTGATCAAAGACATCACTGAAGACATCAAAGATGATCTTGAGTGGTCAGAGAACAGTGCCAACAAGTTCTTGTCTACAATAAGCAAGACATTCAAGTGCTTATTGGATCACCACTTGATTGACACGATGCCAGTCATCCTTCGGTACACCAACCCGGAAGGACGCACCGAGTGGTACACACAGCAGCAGATCGATCATTACTGTCAGATCGCTAGAGATCATGGACGTGATGAGTTGGCTGATCTAGTTCTCTTTGCAGCCTATACAGGACTCAGGCAAGGTGAACTAAGGAAGCTAAGGGCTTGGGACTTTGATTTCAGGATGGAGCAACCCATCATTCATGTGGGTGGCACACCTGAATCACGCACCAAAACCAATAACTATAGACAAGTTGGTCTTAATGATCGACTGTTGCCTATGGTTCACCGTCTATTAGATGGTGCTCGCCCTAACGATCTTGTCTTTGGTGACTACTGGTACAACAGACAGAAGGTGTCACGTGACTTCAATCGAGTTCGTGAGTTCCTAATGCACGAAGATCCAACTGTCACAAGAGGACACGTCTTCCATACCCTGCGCCACAGCTACGGCACGTGGCAAATTGCAGCAGGTACTCCCGTCATGTTTGTTAAGCAGACGATGGGACATAGTAATGTGAAGACCACTGAGCGCTACATCCACAACACCCAAGCGGCTGTTGTCAACTGCGCCAACGCTATCTAAGTCCGTCTAGAGCTACCGCCATTCCCCTGCTACCATGGATTCGAGGGCCATTCTCAAGACTGAGAATCGTTGGAATCCCTTGGGAGCGTGCCGGAATTGGTAGACGGACTCGACTCAAAATCTTGAATCGGATCCTGTATCTCTAGTGGACACCAGCGGGGTAACACCCGCTTTTTCATTGCCATAACTACCTATCCACAGTTGTATAGATACGACGACGAATCGAGTCACACGTCTTACATAATTCTTCACACTCACGGCCTATGCCAACACCCGCCCAGATTGATCAGCAAGTCGAGCTAGAGCGCGAACAGATCCGCCAAGGACTCAAGCGTCTTAAAGAAAATACACAGAAGCTGGAGCAGCAGAGCTACGCATCCGCCACCGTGTATGGGGTGGCATCCATCGATGCTCTGTTGCCTCGGTTGGTAGCCCGAATTGAAGAGACCACCAACCGGATCAACGAAGGCAAGGTCGGTGCATCCTTCAAGGAGATCAGGCAATACCTGACTGATGTCGAGCCACTGGCAGCCGCAGCCATTGCTCTCAAGATCACCTTTGACAAGGTTTTCAGCGTGAAGGAAGGAAGTGATCAGGTCACAGAGGTATGTGACGCGATTGGTTCAGCGGTCGAAGCTGAGTGCCAGATGCGCCACTACGAACGCGAAGCTCCAGGGCTACTTAACAAGCTGAAGGAGAACTACTGGCATCGCTCCTGTGGCACCCACCAGAAGCTGGTGATCATCCGTACCCTAATGAATAGGTACGACGTTAAGGAGTGGCAAGCATGGGGTAGAGCGAATCGCGTCAAGCTAGGCGCGTGGTTGTTGGATTGCATTATCAACACCAGCAACTGGTTCACTCGCTACATGAAGCAAGAGGGGCGTAAGCGAGTTAACTACATCATGCCCACGCCGGAGTTTCTTGAGATCAAGGAACAAGTTATCAAGGACTCTGAGCTGTTCGCTCCATTGGCTTGGCCGATGCTGATTGAGCCCAACGACTGGACCAACGACAGACCTGGCGGGTACCTCTTGAATGAGGTGATGCGGGGTCACGACTTGGTTCGACGCGGCGATCCGTCATGTATACAGGGGGAAATACCACTCTCCTTCCTGAACAGGATTCAGAAGGTTGCCTTCAAGCTGAACCCCTTCATTGTGGGTGTAGCTGAGGAGCTAATCAGACTGGAACGCTCAGTTGGTAAATTCCTACCTATCATTCATCACGATCTGCCTGCCAAACCTGCTGACATTGATACGAACTACGATAGCCGCAAGGATTATCGGAGACGAGCAGCAGAGGTGATGAATAGAAACGCACAAGAGTTCAAACGCTCTTGTCGTACTCGCATGACCATGGAAGCGGTTGAACGATTCAAGAATGCTGATCGCTTCTTCGTGCCGTGGTCATTCGACTATCGCGGAAGAGCTTACCCAATCCCTGGGTTTCTAACACCACAGGATACGGATTTTGGTAAGTCTCTTCTGCGCTTTGCCGATGAGTCGTACATGACTCCTGAAGCAGAAGATTGGCTTGCATTCCAAGTTGCTACTTGTTATGGCTTAGATAAAGCTACGATGGCTGAGCGTCTTGAGTGGACGGAGAATAACTTCACACTCATAACGCAAGTTGCTACTGACCCAATCGGTTCATTACCTGAATGGGAAGCAGTTGAAGAGCCATGGCAATTCCTAGCAGCATGTGAGGAGTTCTATCATTGCGTGATCGCGGCTGATAGACATTTCACAGGTTTGATGGTCGCAACAGATGCCACCTGCTCTGGCCTACAGATCCTGGCAGGCCTGGCACGCGACAAGAGCACAGCACAGCTTGTAAACGTACTTCCCAGCGATAAGCCTCAGGATGCGTACAAAGTCGTTGCAGAAGCGGCTAAGCCTCATTGTCCAAAGAGGTTGCAGGAACACATGGACAGAAAAAAGACCAAACGGGTCGTCATGACTGTTCCTTATAATGCAAAGCCGTTTAGCAATCGTGGCTACATCCGTGACGCCTTTACAGAGGCTGGCATAGAGGTTGATAAAGATGAGCTGACAGAAGTCGTTGCAGCTGTTCGTGGAGCCATGGAGCGCATTGTTCCTGGCCCCATGAAAGTGATGCGATGGATAGAGAGCGAGGTAGCTAACGCCATTAAGCGTGGTGCTACTCACTTGTCGTGGAGGACACCCTCTGGGTTTGTCGTCCATCAAAAGCTCATGAAGAAGCAGGTCGAACGAATCACCTTGCAGCTTCTCGGTGAATGCCGCATGTCGGTAGCTACTGGTGATACAGATGAAGTTGACATCAACCATCACAAGAATGCAACTAGCCCAAACCTTATCCACAGTCTCGATGCAAGCCTGCTACACCTGACAACGTTGCGATTCGATGCACCTATTGCATTGATCCACGACTCAGTGCTTTGTAGAGCAACTGATATGTCGTACCTGTCCACAATGGTACGCGAGACATACATGCACTTGTTTGCAGAACACGACTACCTAACTGATTTTGCTCGACAGATTGGAGCAGAATCGGACCCGCCGATCATCGGAGATCTGGAACCAGAGTCCGTGATTGAATCCACCTACTTCTTTTGTTAATGGCACAAACTATTCACGTTACCCAACAGCCTGTTGTCCTTGAAGGTTATCAAGCTGTACTGAAACCCAGCAAGTTTGGATACTCCTTGTCTGCGGTTGTAGATCAGAAATTAGTCGATGCTCTAGAGGAGGATCGCACTGAGTCCATCAAGTGGGCAGAATCCAAGCTCAAGAACCCGAAGCGCTCCACTCTCAAGCCTGAACCTTGGGAGGAGGTAGCCGAGGGTAAGTACAAAGTTAAGTTCAGTTGGAATGAAGACACACGTCCGCCCGTGGTGGATTCAGAAGGAACACCAATTACTGACGAATCCACTCCCATCTATAGCGGTTCAACAGTTAAGTTGGCCTTTAAGCAAAAACCATACATCCTCCGTGATGGTGTCACCTACGGCACAAGCCTCAAGCTTGTCGGTGTACAGGTGGTCTCGGTTAACTCTGCTGCTGGTGTTGATGCAGGCGACCTGGATCAAACTGAAGTGGCAGCTCTCTTTGGCCAGACAAAAGGCTTCAAGGTTGGTGAGCCCAACGTGACACCTAATACACCTACTGACGCAGAAGACGACGAGTTCTGATGAAGTTTCGCTCAGGTTTGGAAGAGAAGGTCGCTGATCTTCTCTCCAATCTGGGAGTCAGTTACGAATACGAATCCACCAAAGTTCCCTACATCCTTCAATGCAATTACACCCCAGACTTTCTTTTGAAGAATGGTGTCTTTCTAGAAACGAAAGGCCACCTGACCGAAGAGGATCGCCGGAAGATGAAAGCAGTGAAGAAAGCAAATCCAGACTTAGACATTCGATTCGTCTTTCAAGCTCCCTTCAATAAAATCTACAAGGGATCCAAAACTACTTACGCCCAATGGGCAGAGAAGAACGGGTTTGAGTGGGCAGCATACCACTCCATTCCTGTTGAATGGTTCACCTAATTCCACCACTAATGGCTTATAACTACGGCACTCCTGAGTACTACGCTGAGCAATTCAGCGACTGGCTTGCTGATGTAGATGCTAGCGATCCTCAGACAACAGAGAATCTGATCGAAGGCTTCTTCCGAGCTATTGACTCTTGGTTCGATTATCACGATGAGCAGGCACGAGCTTACGCAGCCCTCCGAAAGCGAGTTCGTGAGGCACTTGCCGTGTGAACAATGTGGGTCATCGGATGCAAACTCTTTGTACACCGATGGCCATACCTTTTGTTTTGCCTGCAATTCCTACGGAAGCGGCGACGGCAATGTTCACACTCAACACATGTCCACTAATGTATTTCTCAAAGGAGAACCGCAGCGCCTCGCCAAACGAGGAATCTCTGAAAAAGTCTGCCAACAATACAAAATCTACAAAGACGGAGACGTTCTACGGTTCCATTATTTCGACGATGCTGGAATCCTTAAAGGATGCAAGGTAAAGACTAAGAACAAGATCTTTAGTTATGAAGGAGACTCCCCTGGCACCCTCTTTGGACAACATTTGTTTCCTTCCTCTGGAAAACGAGTCGTTATCACCGAAGGAGAACTCGATGCGGCTTCATGTAGTGAAGTTATGCCGGGGTGGCCGATGGTTTCTTTACCTAGCGGTGCCGCTGCGGCAAGGAAATCGATTCAACGGTCTATCCCCTGGCTCCAGGGTTATGAGGAGATTGTCCTGTTCTTCGACAATGACGAGGCAGGCCGTAAGGCAGCGGAGGAAGCAGCAGGCGTCCTACCACCTGGCAAGACGAAGATCGCCCGTCTGGAGGCGTACAAAGATGCCTCTGATGCCTTACAAGCCAACGATTCGGAATCGATTCGCAGAGCGATTTGGGATGCTAAGCCGTACCGTCCTGACGGCATTGTCGATGGGAAAAGCCTCCTTGAATTAGTAACCACACCATCACCCCCAGCGGACCATGACTACCCGTTTAGAGGAATACAGAACAAACTGCACGGGATCAGATATGGCGAGCTTGTCACGATTACTGCAGGATCTGGTATCGGAAAATCCTCGTTCTGTCGTGAACTTGCATCTAACCTTCTTAACAAAGGAGAACGGGTTGGTTACCTGGCTCTTGAGGAGTCCAACCGACGTACTGCACTTGGACTGATGTCCGCATCAGTCGGCAAATCACTACACCTAGGAGAACATGACCGAGCTACTCTCACCGAAGCATATCAAGCAACTCTTGCTGATTGGAATCTCTTTCTTTTCGACGGCTTTGGTTCTTTTGATCCTGATCTCATCTACAACAGAATTGAGTACCTGGCAGCAGGTCTTGATGCGCGGATCATCTTTCTAGATCACCTTTCCATCCTCCTTAGTGGTCTTGATGGTGATGAACGTCGCATGATTGACACCACCATGACCAAGCTACGTTCCCTTGTTGAACGTACTGGTGTTGCCATGTTCCTCGTTTCACATCTACGACGAACAACAAATGACACACCGCATGAGGAGGGTGCCCGCGTCACTTTGGGACAGTTGCGAGGATCTGCGGCCATTGCACAACTCTCTGACGGAGTTATTGCACTCGAAAGAAACCAGCAGAGCGCATCTGGAGGAAGTGATACGACTGTGCGAGTCCTTAA